CATAACCTAAAGATATCATCTGTTGTAAACAATTAGTTAAAGCTGTTTCCCAAGATGACGGACAAGGACCACTACTTAAAGATTGTGTAGGATATGTATCAGTACCACAAGTAAGTGAATTATACCCACGACCATTAAAAAATGGGTATTGGATAATATTAACACCATTAATACTTATGTCAACAAACCAAGTACTATTAATGGTATCAAAATAACAACCACTAGTATCAGGTATAGGTCCAGTAATCGGATTCGCCCATTGATTAATTACATCAGTTAAAACATTATTGAAGTTTCCAAACTCTAAAACACTATCAGGATATCTCTCACATAATGTTGACCAAGCGTTACAATCACTTAAATAAATACTACCCGTGAATTTACAAGGTTCACAAAGAATAGGAACTAATTCACAACCTCTTTGTCTTCTCCACACAAATTTTTGTCTATGGAAAATTGAATTTTCTAATTTAACCCCCGTATTCCAAATAGTTGTTGCCGGAATCATTTGTTCAACTAATCTAATCCAATAATCCCCCATACCATTCACATACTCAATCATTGTTTTGTATGTAAAGTTATCGTTTTGAATACCAGCTAAAGACTCTGATTCTAAATAATTCCAATAGATTGATGAAAGAGTTGGATATCCACTTGTCCCACCATCTGTTGCAAATTGTCTATTTCTAACATTAATCGTATTTTTCCAAAATGTTTGAGCAAATTCAAAAAATGTTTCTTTTCTTGGTTGAGGGTTAATATTTGTTGAGTCAACACCTCCTCTATGAGGATATGTTGAAACAGGATTTGGATTACATCTTGTTGGAGCAATGTAACCTAATCCCTCATTTGCAATTGGGAAGTTAAATTCTCTCGACATATACCAAACATCGTAAGATAACCCTTGTCCGGGATTTAAAAATAAATCAATGTTTTTAACATTAATAACTAAATCTTCACTATCGGTAGTGTATAACGAATTATACCCACCTTCTAAATTACTTCTATCACCTATTTCAGTATCAACCCAAGATTTATTATTATCAATCTCAGTTCTTAAAGTATATCCTAAATCAGTAAATGGGAATGTTCTATAGACATTCAAGTATTCTTGACCATATGTGAATGGTGCTAATTTTGTTTGATAGTTTGGATTTGAACCTGTAAAAACACTATTAGTTAAATCCGGTTGTTCCGGTGACCTATGTTGTGGTGTTGACTCAAACCAACCGGCCCCCATTTGATAGTAATAGGTTTCAGAATTTACAGGTGATTTAGGAAATCCTGTATCGCTAATTGGATAATCTTCTTTTGTTAAATTAACACCTTGAAGAGTTGTAGTTGTTGTAAACCCTGAATATGTAACTCCTTGAATTTGAAAAGTATAACCGTTTTCTAATGTAGGTAATATTTTAGAATATGTCCCCCCTGAAATACTAGCGTATTGTGAGTCAAAATCAGACATATTTATTTTTTGGTCAGCCAAACAAACATACTCATTAAACTCAACTAAAGCATCCGGAGCACCAATTAACCTCATTAAAGTTTCAATTGATTTACGAGTACCTTTTGACTTAAACAAATAAGCCGAGTTAAGAATTAAATTTTTATAATATTGATAGTTTAATTCATCCGGAGTTTGAGATTGTCCCACACCACTAAACGCCGATTTATCAACATTTTTTTGACCAAAAACTGAACTTAAAAAATCATCATTAGTTATTGGCGACATATTGTTTGACCACCCTAATGTTTGAGATAAATTCTTCAATAATTGAGACGGAATGTCATTACCGGTATTATAATTAACCGAGTTCATATATGCTAAACCATTGATGAATTTTTTAGTTTCATCAAAACTTCTTCCATATATTTGTAGTATTTTTTCAATTTTTTGGTCAGATGTATCAAATTCTTTAATAGAGTCTGTGGTTAAGAATCTAGAAACAAGATTTGTTTGATAACCATCAAACGAAACACTAACATCATTTAATGTTGTAAGATAAGTGGTGAAAGAATTAGTTAATATATCTAAATTCCAATTACCATACAAAGGCCAAGTAACTAACTTGTTTTGAATATAGAATGTACCATCATCATTTTCATTTGGTACTTGGAAGGTTGCCGTATAAATAGGTGTGACATTTCTATTTAACAAAAATCTTTGAACCTCATCTAAACTTTCATTAAAAACTCTATTAACCTCATAATCATTAGGTCTAATAACTAAATCATCATAAATTTCTGTTAACCCTGAAAAAACATCACCATTAATAACTAAAGTAAGTGTTCCGGTCGTTAAAGATGTTGTTGGGATAATGTATGTCACATCATAACCAATACCCCCTAAAAATAAGGAGTATTTAGTAAATTCTTTGGTCATATTTCTCAATGGAGAAACTTGAACTTCCCTTAACTCTAAATTTCTTGTCGCATTAACCGTGAAATCAATATCAAAAGGATTTCTAATTCTTGAAACATTTAAATTAATACTTGTTTCATTAGTTATTGGGTCATAAGAAATATTTGTAGCGGTTGCACCCGTTAAATAATTTTCATCCATAAAGGTAACTTCTAAAGCTGCCGGGAATTTACTAATAATGGTTTCAACAGACGTTGACATTCTCTTAACCATTGAACCGTATGAAGTAAAATTAGTTACTTGAGTTAAATCAAAATTAGGGTAAACTTTAAAATTATTTTCAAAAATAGCTCTTGATTGAGCAACACTATTAACACCTAAACCTTCTAAATTGATAGGGTTAGAAAACGCACCTGTGGTAAAAGTTCTATTTGATTTTTCAGTAATACCTGTGGTAAACTCAAAATTACCTTGCGTTAAACCACCTCCAGCAACTAATTGGAATCCAACTAAATTATCTGAGAATGTACCCGCACCTGTTGCCGGTTGTGGTGGACAAGTAAATTTATTATTCGCCATTATTGTGTTATATTTGTAAAGTTTTTACTGAAATCAATATTATTTCCTCTGTCTTGTCTAACCTCATACAATAACTCATTAAATTGGTCTCTAATTTCATATAAGTTGTATTGTTTGTATATGTTATTAGCATTATCGTATAATGTGTAGATACCATCATCAATTGATTTAGTTTGATTACCATAAAGAGCAATTGCCAATGTTGAGAAATCGTGTTCTCCAATTTCAATATCCAAAGTTATTGGATTAAAGAAAGTATTGGTAATAATCACATTTTGATTTGGTTGTCCAATATATGGTGTAGCATTTGGCTTATTTGTTGGCGCCGATGACGGAGTTAATGTACAGAATAATAAATTAGTATTATTATCACTATATTTGTATCGTATAGCTTTTTGTGATGAGTTTGTTAAATTTTGAACAACCGGTTCACAAAAGAATGATGATGTAATAATTCTAAAGAAGTTAGGTATTTTAGTTCCATCAGAATTTAAATATTCAATTCTAAATCCAACTAATCCCTGATTAACAAATTTATTTCTAAAATTTGCCGGTACAGAATTTAAGTCAAAAATTAAACCTTTAACATTAGGAAGTGCGGATAAAACACCACAATCTAATATTGTTGCTCTAATTTGAGCAGGCCTAATAAATAAAGTATAAATACCAATTTGGTTAAATTGTTCTGCAGGTAGTTTTAAATTATATAAACCACCTAATATCTCAATACCATTGTTTACACCTGTGGTATCATTATTATAGTAAGGTCTTAAAATAGACAACGCATCCAACTTTGTTAACACAAAATTATCTGTCTCATCTCTTGATGGTGTATAATTTAAAATTATCTCAACATCCGCCGGACTTACGTCAGCAGGTCTTATCGTTCCATATGTTCCAACCGCCATTTTTAATTATTTATTAATATTTTATTACTTTTTTTTAAATTATCTTCCGCCCATAATGGTTGTAGATTAGTGTAATGATTTAATTGTAGTATTTCTTCAACACTATTACCACTACTTAACGGTAGTATGTGGTCAATATGCCATTCACCATAATTTTCCCAACACATACCATTTTTAAATTTATTTTCAATAAACTCTTTAAACTCATTTATATCTAACCCAATACTATCCAAAGTTTTTGTTGTTTTATTTTTAATAATATTACATAATCTAGCTCTTAAATTACCACGTAATCTAAATAATATGTCATATTCTCTTTTGTTTTTTTGCCAATCTTTATTGTAATTAGGATTATTTTTTCTGTATTTAAGTTGATAAACATATTCTAATTCTTTGTTATTATCATAATATTCTTTTCTCTGAATCTTTTGACATTCTTTACAATATGAACGAACACCACATTTACCAATTTTTTGTACATTAAAATCAGTAATTAATTTAACTATATTACATTTACTACATTTTTTTTCCATAACTATAAATATCAAAATAAAGAATTTATATACTATTAATCACATTAAAAAATTTATACCCATATTTAACCAAATCACCCACGTTATCAACTTCACCTAATCTCTCAACTCTTTCAAGAGCTGAGTTCTTTCCTCTTTCGATGAATATGTTGGATTGTACTTCTGCCTCGTCAATTATGTTCATTAATAAATCATTTTTCACTATTGGTTGACAAACTAACATATCTGAGGTTAAACCTGATGATTTTACCACAAAAATTGTTGTCCCATCTGACCAATCATAATAATCAATATCATTTATTGTATAGGCAGTATACATTCCATCCCGACTTACCCCACTAAACACACCAACCATATCGGTATTACCTGTTACCTTTACCCCCGGTTTATATAATGTTGTACCATATTGTTTTAAATCACTTAATGATGAGGTTGTATAACCAGTAATTAAAAATGGAATATCTGTAATCTGATTAAATAAATTAATATCGTTTAATGTTGCGTCACAAGTTGCATCCCCACTAAAAATATAATCATATGACAATAAAGTGTTAACCCAATTACCACCGGCAGGTTTAAAATAAGCAGTCCCTTTAGGATTTGAAATTGTTACTCCGGTAAAAGGTGTGGTAATTGTTTTTTTAATAATATTAGTACCCCAAGGACTCATTCCTGATAGAGTGATGGTATAACCGGTTAAATTATTATAGTCGTGATATATCGAACTTGTTGTCGGAGTTATTGCACTTACTGAACCATCACCCCAATCTATTCTATAAGTTGAAAACTCCAAATACTTCTTAAATTCAATATCTATCGTATTATAAAAATAACATCGTTTAGGTATAATACTGTTACCCGAGAATACAAAATTTAACATAGTGTCTTGTTGTAACACCATACCATCAAACACAGAGTAATAACCAATATCAGTCACGGTTTCTGTTAATAATATAGGTATTGTTAATCCAGTTAATAACGATGTACCCGGCTTAGTTGTTGCGGATGAAATATTAGTTGTATTAGTACCACCCGATAATACTTCCGTCATTGATGAATAGACATAAGATGTTCCCGTCAAATCAATTCTAAAGGTTTCTGCAGGTATAATACAACACTTATTAACTATTCCGGTACCCGTTATAGTCCCTGCGTTATATCTTACTTTAAAAATGTCTCCACTTATAAATTCAGGTGATATTTTAATACGATAATCTCTCTCTGTCATATTATGGGTTTATATATTCATACCACTTTATTGAACTTGTCGTCCCAACTCTATTATTATTATCCCAAACCTCATATGTTTTTTCATTATAGTTTAACCTAACTTCATAATAAAAATAATCCTCCGGGTTGAATGTAAAAGGAGAAGGTATAATTGGTGGTACTTGAGGTGTATTCATCATTTTAACAAAAATCCCTAACCTAGCGTCAAAGAATTTTGCCGTCATATAAAATTTACTAATATCTAAAAATTTTGTATTTCTTAACCAATATAAAAAGAACCCTTCTTTGTCCCCAACATAATCTAATTTAAATGATGGAATTTTAATATTAACGGGTGGTAATAATGATGAGACAACACCTACAGTAGTATTACCTTGTTGAACAGGTAATATTACTGTGAAATAATTAGTTTGTGTAATAGTATCTTTAGTATCATAAAAATCCAATTTAAAAAAAGATTTTGTAAAAGGTTTTATATAATAATATATATCAATCTCTGTAAACCCTTCAGGAATATAACTAGTCACCCAATTACTAGCGGTGGACGTTAAAACTTGTGTTGACGGATTTACTGGAACACCTCCATTAAAACTAAAAAAATAAAAATCATATTTAATATCAGTTTTGGTTTCGTTATCATATGGTGCGTGAGCAAATCTTAACACTTCAAAATCTCCCGGAAACCCAATTACTTCTTCGACGACGTTTTGTTGATATTCTTCAACGGCATCGTCTTGACCAATAAAATCCCATTTTATTTCAATTGGTATATTGATATATTTGTCGTCACCTTTTGGTAAAGTAAATTTATAACTATTATTATTCACAATCGTCAGTTATTGGTTGTGCCGCTCCAAAAAGAGTGGCGTAATTATTTAATACACTTTCTATATAATTAGTTCCTTCAGGTATTATTCTAAAAATATAATTATTATATGGATAATGTTTTCCATTTAAAAATGGGTAATCAACACCATTACCACTACCATCCTTAAATCCATAGGTATATAAGTCCCTCCAAATAAATGAATTATAAGTTGTCGAAAAATATGAATAATCCGGAACATCAGCAATATTTGTAATACTACCCGTTTCTATGTAGTCAGAAAAAGACCTAATAGTTATCTTATTGTGTGGTTGATAATAATACCCTAATTGATTAAAACACTCATTACCACACCCAATATCAAAAACATTAGTATTAAAAGTAAATTTATGTGAAATTTCACTAATTAATCTTTCTTTTTGTTCATAATCATTCCATTCATAAATACCACCATCAACAACATCACCTTCCTTTAATGATAAAACATATTTAAAATTAATTGGTTGACCATTTGGTAATACACCTAATGGAGTTTGATAAGTACCTAAAGGATATGGTTGATTATTTTCATCAACAAAATTAGATAATGAATTTGTTGACGACCACCAAGTACTAGGTTTTTTTAATATTGGAGCTAAAGGTAAGTTAAATTCATAACCTTGTTTTAATCCTGAATTACCTAATGTTAAACCAAAATAACCTTTCCATATTGTTGTAATATATAATTCAGTTATTGGTCTTTTTTGATTGTCCCTTAGTGGATTAACATCAATATCTTTATTAAAAGATAAACTATATGATTGAGCACCTTCTTTTATTGAAACTCTTTTATTGTTATTTGGGGTGTAAACAGGACTTTCAAATTTCTTTCTTGAACCAAAAATATTTCGTTCAAACCCCGCATTAACCATTACAGCATCATTAACATTTGTTAATAATTTATGTTGTAATACATAATACTTTGATGTTGTATCTCCAGGGTTTTCATAATTAATTATTCTCCTAAATGTTCCATTATATCCTGAAACAAATTTTCCTGACTGATATCCAATATCATAAATGTTAAAAACATATTCTTCGGTTCCCGGCATACCATCTCCTAACTCAAAAACTTGAAAGGTATCATTAGTGTTTATCGATGCACCTACTATTTTAATTTTAGCAAATTCACCAACAGATAACCCGTGTTTAACGGGACACACAAATCTTATAACTTTATTACCATTAATGAATGTCTTTGTTGAGTTGATAACAAACGGAATACCATCTGAAATAGTCCATTGTCTTGCAATTGAATTTACACCATCATAATATTCTAAAACTTTATTATATGAATTTTTATAAGGATAACTAACAAAATGATTCCAATTATAGGTTGAAGCACTTCTTGATACAAAATTTATATGATTATTTGGTGGTTGAGTATAACCACTAACATCATAATCACTACGAACAAAATCAAACTCGTGATATTGAGGAAATCCTTGCCAACTAATTGCTCCCGCGCTAGCGTTACATTGTTGTAACAATGAGATAGTTTCATTTATATAATATAAATTATTCTCTAATGGGGGATAATTTGTTGACCCTGTATACGCGTTTTCATATAATAATTGAAATTTACAAACAGGTCTAAATGTTGTTGATTTTTGTCTCTCATCATCAAACACTTGAGCAAGATTAACATCAACACTTCTATCAAATTCTTGTAAATTTTTTGAATTCTGAACTAATGGTGTTGGTATAGATAAATCTGTATTGGTCGATGTTTTAAATCGTAATGAACCTAAAACAATTCTTATATCATCCATATTAATTTGTTACGTTACTTGTGTTTATCCATTTTGTTCTGAACCTATCAAAAGCAGATGACCCACGTCTCAAACCAAAATAAAAATGGAATGGAGCACCTACGGTTACTAAATCTATTTTATCAGAATTTTCATTCCAATATTGAGGGTCAGCACTTATATATCCATCATTATCCACAGCGTAAATATACCCTTTTTGATATTGTGTTTGACTAATATTATCACTTCTAAAATATCTTGAGGTTTCTAGTAACCTATCTAACGATTGATATCTATGAGAAAATACTGAATCACCACTAACAATAAAATCCCAATTATTAAATTGTCTTCCAAATATAGAATCGGTATTACTATCATAATCAATTGGGTCTGTACCTATCCTCCATTGAGATAGAGGAACTACTTGTGAGTATACTGAAAAATTGTTGAATGCACAAATACTTTGGGTAGTTGCCGAAGGAGATATAATAGTTCTCTTGGGAGTAATATAATCTCTCGTCTGAGTGTCAGATGAGAAGAAAATACCTAATACATTATCACAATCAAAAAATATTGGATTTTGTAAAGCCGGAATAACTAACGCTTGACCATCACCTGTACCCGGTCCAGTAGCAGTAAATATTGTTCCGATACCGTATCCCGGAGGAGCACCTATTTGTGTAAAATCTGTTGGGGTTGGTACACCAAGTTTTATAATTTTATATTGGTCACCAATAACAAAAGACCCAGCCTTAACTCTATTAGGTGCGTCAGGATAATTACTTGATAAAAATGGTGCAACACCTAATTCAGAGTTAATAGAGATTAATTGAGCGTAATCCGCATCAATCATAAATTTTCCACCACCCGCACCTTTACTACTTCGACTATTAGAAAAATAAGCTAAAATGTTAGACTTAAGTATTAAATCTAAAATATTATTACCAACAAATCTACTTACTATAAATAAATTTAATATATCATCAACGGTACCAAATGATGATGAATCTAATTTATTTGCAACATAACCATCATAATCATCCGACATAACCAATTCTTGTAAATAATCCGCTCTAGGACCCAAATCCATAATAGTTGTTGGGAATCCCATACCATTACTATTACCACGTGTTTTAAATTCATTAGTACTTATATCATAAGGTGTTGCTCTATAATATAAATTTCTTGTTTGGGGGTGTAATATAACCGCAGCATTACAATATGAAATAATAGGTTGGTTTGGTGTTGGTGATGTTGGTGAAGTAAATCCTCTAACTTCAGTTTTAATTGGAAAAGCGTATAACACACCATTAACCCAATTATTTATAAATCTATGTGAAAATACGTTTCGACAAGCACCTAAAATAATTAAATTTCTAGCAATCCATTCAAACATATTACTAATATCACAACCCAAAGATAAAAATATTGTTGTAACAAACTTATAACATCCACCTACAAAGATACTTTTACCTAAACATTCATCACAACTTCCTGTACTAACAGTGATAGTACCGTTTGGACCAGTTTTTTCACATTCATAACAACTTAAAGGAACTGAACCACCACAACTAAACGTTTCAAAAACCGTTGCAACACCTTCAGACCCAACCAAATCTTCATAAAGATATTCTAAATCACCGCTACCAGCGCCTTCTGTTGTACCAGGACTACTTGTAATATTTAAAACACCTTCTTCCGGTATTAAAAATATTTGAAACTTATTATTTTTTTGTAAAACCATAGCATTACAACAGTATTCTTCAATATTAGTTGAGGTTGGTAACCTATCTCCCCTCATAACTATTTGATTATCATTTGAACCTAAACTAAAATTTAAAGTGTTACCTGTCGTATCATAAATTGGTGAATAATAATTTGATGTTATATAAAAATAATATTGACCACCACATTTTACACCACTTGTGTTATAGATGTAATTATGTCCTGAATTACCACCTCCACAACTACTAGGACTAGGATATAATGAACCACTATTAACATTTGTTGGACCTGTCACCACAAAACCTAAGTTCATATTAGTATACATTAAAGGACCACCCTCAACTATTTCATTCGGGAAATAACCTTTATTTTCAATTATTGCAGGACTGTTTTGTCCAACATTTGTTGGATGGTTTTTGTAGAGTGAACTAATTCTATTTGTGGTGTTAGATTGAAATTCACGACAAGCACTACACGATGTACGACCTGTTGTCTGAATATACCAAGAAAATTTATTATTGGGATTTACTTTAATCCCATTTGTTAAGCTCACTAATGCAACATTTGGGTTATTTAGACGTGTAACATTTATTACATTTATTCCACCACAATTTGCCACAAAATTATTTGGAGAACGATTATCCATACTCGAATAATAACTAAGTAAATTGGAGGTGAACGCCGAATACTTAGAACTTGTAACAGCAGTATATTCATAAGGAACCCCCAAACTTGTACCTGTGAATGTACCCCAAAGTTCTACGGTTTGTGGTTTATATGAAAACGAGTTAAAATATAATTGTTGATTGGTATTAGTATAAGAATCTATACCAACATTACTACCTGCCGTAACACCATTAACCGTTGTTGATGGGTAGTCACTACTTAAATGACTTACATTTAAAAATTTACCCTGTATAGGTATATTTAAATGATAATTACCACTAACAACAATATCATCTAAATTAGTACGACCAAATAATCTACCTAACCCATATTTTATCGGTACTTTTGGTGTATACGGGTCAACACCTCTATTCATTATTAAAACACAAATTTCATTTACGTTTTCGATGAAATCTAATGGGTTAAAATTATTATTATAAGCCACTTGAGGGGAGTTACAAGCATATCCTGATTCACCCATTTTTATTGTATTGTTAATATATCTTTGGTTTAATGAATTTGGAAATTGTGTTTGACACTGACCACTAAACTGATTATAAGTCATAGCCGTTATAACCTGAAAATATTCAACATCCGTTGGAAATTTGTGAAAATTATTTGTCGTATCAGCACTTATATTGATAGCGTAAGTTTGTGATAAATTACCTGAACCTGTAGGGTTAGAGTAATTTATTGTAATATTTGTTTGACCGGTAAATGTTGTTCCCGTAATAGCATTGTTACCATAAACATTTAAAATTCCACCGGTCATATTAATATCACCACTATTTGTTGGGTCTTGAAACGCAATTAATTGACCTGGTGTTAAACTTTGAATTGTTTCTTTGTTACACAAAATAACTATTGTATTATCTGTATGTGTTTTTACCGATTGAGTGGGTTCAAAATTTACTGAAATTATATTGACACCTCCACCCGGATTAGTGGTACCACTATTAAAATATTTAGCTTTAACATTAAATAAATTTATTCTATCGGCTAATGGTATTGCTAAAGTATAAATCCATCTGTTCTCACACGCAATTCCGTCTTCACCTGTAAGAACATATTTCATATAAGGAGCACCAATATTATTAGAACCATATTGATTATCATAAATAAGACCGGTAAAATTTTGTTGATAAACCTGAGCTCTTTCAGGTGCATAAGCGTCAGGGTCATTTGGACTTCTAACAGGAATTTCAAATGTTCCAATATTAAATAATGGTAAGATACCTTCTTGTAAAGTTATAGAAGTTATATCAGTATCCGATGAAATTGATTGACAAGGTACAACTTTATTAGTGTTATCATTTCCTTGGTCAGCACCTACATCAGCACCAATATCCTCATTTACCTCTGATTCAGGACTACAAGAACATAAATCACATTCAGGATATGTTAAAATAGGAACCTTAACACCTGATAATTTTATTTTTAACAATTGTACTTCTATTAAAATTAATAAAACCACCACTAACAAATATGTTAGACCCATAGCAAAAACACCCGCACTAAAAGTAGCTCCAAAACCAACAGCGAAAGCACCAACAAAAGCGTTAATCGCTAAAATACCAAAATAAATTATAAGACCCGGTACAAATAAAACTCTTAATATCCAAACAACAAAGTATAAAATATGTAATAAAAGTAATAACGAAAAAAATATAGGAGTTAATAATATACTAAAAAAGTAAAAAATGATATATAAAATATCAAATTTAAAATTACCATCGTTGGTTGGAAATCTATTATTTAATCCACTACAAGTTTCATCTAAAATATTTTTAATACCAACAAATCTTTCAGACCCACTACCTTTTCTTATACCACTAATAAATTGAGAGATAGTATACACCTTATTATATTGCATCATATAAAATCTATCTTCGCAATCTATAGCTTCTTGTATTATTTGACTAAAATTTGGGTCACCAATATATGCGTAATCATTCCAATCAACACTAAACGCGTATGATTCGTCAATATTTGGAGTTTTATGTTCTTTAATATTTGGAACTAAAAAATATGCCCGTCTTGTAGTTTCACTTAATGATGGTGATTGATTCCATTTAACTTTAAATCGATATTTTCCTTTTGTTGGAATACCCACTTCAGGGTCATTAGATAATACTTGTTCACCAAACTCATTAGTAACAAAATAATCCAAGTTCATAGGAACATCAATTAACCAAGTTCCATTTTCGTCAATAACTTTACCACCACCTTCTAAAGTAAAATTCTCTAAAATTGGTCTTCCATTACTATCTTGTTGAATGGTTTGTCTAATTGCCAATATTTCACCCGGACCTACCGTTAAATCACACAATTGTCCTGACCTATTAGGTGGCCTACATCCGGACGAAACAGCACTACTATTTGGTCCGGATATTATTGACCCCATAAACACAGATGTTGGTCTAATGTCAATTTTTGCCTCACTACTTAAATCAAAATCTGTTCTTGTAATACCTAAATTACAAATTTCAGGTTGACCCCATAAAGGTTCAACTTCAATAGATTTTGTTAAGTTGACAATCTGAGGTAATTCACGTAAATTATTAGATGATTTAAAATTTGTTCCGGCAACTTGAGCTTCAGTTGCCAACCCCATTCTAATTAAATCTTGTGGTGATAATGAAAATTCACCAATATCAGATAAATCAACATCCATTACAATAGTATGAGAACCTACAGGTACACCAAATATCATAAAATCCCCACTTTCATTAGTTGTAGCATTATATTTATAATATTTGTCGTAAACTTCAATAAGAGTTGGATTTGTTAAAACATCATTTCTAGTAAAAAATGTTCCGGTTGGTACGTGAGCACTATATGATTTAACATAAGGTAATAAATTATAACGATATCCATCATCATTATTATCAAGTAATGTTTTGTATGGATATAATTCAGATATAATTGGGTTGGTTTGGTCTACACTATCTAATGGTAAAAAGATAGAAACTTTAGCATTTGGAAGACCAAATCCATTATTAACACTAACACGACCAACAACCACACCATAGTCGGCACATTGTCGTGTATAGATATCACTTTGTAATATTTTTAGGGATAAAATTTCTAAATGTTCGAATTCTTGTTCGATTAATACCTTTAAAGAAGTATCAACACCAACCTTAGTTCTTATTCTGTATGACTTTGACATTTGTTATCTTTTTAAATAAATAGTTTATACACTATTTTTAAAAGATAATTCATTATATTTCAAAATAAATTATTACGAGAAATTAACAGTTTTTAAATTTTTAACTCTAATATTAATATCTTTGTTTGGATATTTAATTTGATAAGTTTGATTTGGTTGTGCAAAAATTGTTTCATCAATCAATTCAATTTGTTTAGTCGCACTATCAAAATATCTTTGTGATGTTTGTGAAGACGAGTATTGTCCACCAACTTGATTAAATACTTGAATTTCTGATAATGAAATAACACCATTTTCACTTTGTATTAATCTTCTTAATTCAGATATATTAACATTTTCACCTAATTGTCTATTAATTGGTTCAAAATAATCAGAAACAATAGTTATTATTTGAGAAATTACCGTACCTTGATTTTGAGTACTATCTAACACCACATCAATATTAAAACTTAAATCAATAACATTTGCACTTTGTATTGATACATAATCATTTATCATACGATAATTTGACAGATAATTTGCAACATTATTTTTTAAAGTGTTTGAGATTACTTCTGTTAATCGACCTGTTTCATCATAAGATAACATCTGAACAATAATTTTATTATTATTTTCAGTTATTGATACTTTGGCCGGAGCCCCAAATTGAGATGGCATTGTTCTAATTATTGATTCATAATCATTTACAGTTACAGCTCTTTTTTGAGCTGAAAAATTATATGATACTAAATTTCTAACTTCTTCTGTTGTTGGGAAATTAGCCCCGCCAATAGCCGCAGTCACATTAGTACATCTTAATGAGTTAACTACAGTTGTGTTAACACTATCAGATGGCCCATTAACAAAGAATGAAACAGTACCAATTTGAGTAATAGCGTTAACCCCAATATTACTACCTACACCACCACCTACTCTATATTGAATGAATATTGTTGTATTAGGTTTTAACGTACTGCCTAGAGCCAAATTATTTGAGTATTTATATAAATTCAATTGATATCCGTCTCTCGCAAATTCTCTTAATTGTTCATCAGCTGATTGGGAACCTCCACCAAAAGTAACTTTAAGAAACCCTTCAGGTGTAAACTCAGTGATAAACTTTGTACTTGTTTGAATATATTTTCCAACCTTAATTCCCGGAGAATCCGAAACTTTTGTAGGGTCTTCTACAAACACTCTGTCCTCAGCTAACGCATCCACTTCATACCATCTATTATCTAAACCTAAAAATTCTTGAACTGAAGGTATATTAGTATATTGTGTACTATCTTTTAATAATACACTAGTCACACCTAAAACATTTTTATCCGGTAAGAATAGTTCATAAAAAGGTCTAACATCATTTGGTGTTATAACTTTTTTGAACACTTTTGTTGTTCCATTTACTACAGTTTCTCGTTTAGTAATAGTATAATTTAACAATTTATTATTTGAATCAAAATTAGGTATTTTTAATCTGTTTGGAAATCCTTCAGCATTTGTTGGTGACGCAAAATCAATATCATAAACTGTTTCAAAAACTTGTCCTGCACCATTAACTTGGGAACCTCGTCTTAATATACCACAATATCTTAAATCTTCTTTATCACCAAAAGCCGGAACTGTGATTGAAAAATCAACTAACGCAACTGATGGTCTCATTCCCGGAACTTTTAACCCGTAAGTTTTTGCAATATTAAAAACTGATGACCTTTGTTGAGCGTACTGAAGTACCGTCTCTTGTATACTTCTATCAATATTAAATTGTAAGTTATCTGTTACAGCAGCATTTAAATCTAATAACACCGAAAAAACTGACGCATCATTAAAGTTTTGGATTGTATCCGGATAATACGTTCTAGTAAAGTTAATTAATTCCGTTCTAATTGATTGGAAATCCCTTGTAGTATAGGAAATTTTCTTATTTGCCATAATTTTTATATATTAATAATTACAAAGTCGCTACTATTAAACACATCATTAGTGATGGTATAATCAATCTTAACTTTTGCGGTATGTTCTTTATTTGAGATGTCTGATACACGAAATATTCTTTCATCGTTATCGTTAATGTAACTACCTTTATCTTCATCACCATCAGAAGCGGCGGTAATACTAATATTCGTTATTCTTATTCCGGGTATATACACTCCGGTAGCCTCTCTAATTTCCGCCTCAATTTCAGAAAAAGTAGGACCATCTAAAGGTTCAAAAATAAATTCGTATAACCTTGTCCCAAAATCCGGTAAATAATATCTACTACCTTTTCTTGATAATAAAAGGTGTATTAAATTTGACCTAATCTCTTGGTCATTATAATCTGATAAATCTAAATACTTCCCATCAAAAGATTCTCTGAAAGGAAAAGTTAAACCATATGTAATTCCATCTGCCATAACTATAAATATAGTGTCGTCATTATTTTTTATAAATACCCCCAAAATAAAAAATCACGACCTAAGTCGTGATTTATATTCTTTTTAAGAACCACATCCGAAACATTCAAATTCAGTATCAGTTGGTTTTTGTGTTAAATCAACTGTTGGTTTCTCAATTGGTTTTGATTGACCCACTTTTGAGATATCCACAGCCAAGTGTTTAGCTCCGGTTGATATCGCCTTTGTTCTAACATAGTAACAAAGTGTTTTCAATCCTTTACCCCAAGAATGGAAGTGTGATGATGAAATCTTTGATAATGTTGGGTTAGACATATAGATATTCATTGATTGTGATTGGTCAATAAATGGTGCTCTGTCTGCTGCCATATCAATAAGTTCTCTTTGAGATATCTCCCAAATTGTTTTGTATTTTGGAATTAAATGTTCAATTCTCTTAACTTTCTTATTATAATTCTTGTCTTCGGTGTCTAAATAATTATTAAAATTAATGTTCTGAACAGAACCTTCATTCATAATAATCTCATTTTTTAAATCCTCACACCAAACACCTAACTTTTCAAAATCGTTAATTAAGTATTTGTTAACAATTAAAATTTCTCCTCCAACTACACGACGATTAAATAATGCCGAGTGAGCCGGTTCTGTCATTTCAAATGAACCTGTAATCTTAGCAGAAGACGCAACTGGCATCTGAGCCGTGAATAACGAGTTACAAACCCCGTAGTTGGATACATCTAATTTAAGTGAGTCCCAATCCCACATTCTACCTAATCCTTCGTAATCTAATCCCCACATATCAAATTGGAATATACCTTTTGACATTGGTGACCCTTTGAAGAATTCATATGGTTTATACTCTCCGGATTTACATAATTCCATACTCTCAGTGATTGCCGCAAAGTAGATAGTTTCAAAAATGTTTTTGTTTAACTTTCTCGCCTCTTCAGATGTGAAGATATAATCCATTAAGAAAAATACGTCAGCAAGACCTTGAGTTCCAATGGCAATTGCTCTTTGTTCTAATCCACCTTTTCTACCTTGTTTCGTTGAGTAACTATTAATATCAACAACCTTGTTGAGAGCTCTAACAACCTTTCTAACTTCACTATAAAGTAATTTAAAATCAAACTCACCTTTAATGATAAAGTTTTTCAACACCATAGACGATAATGTACAGATAGCTGTGGTGTTCTCATCAGTATATTGATAAATCTCATTACAGAGGTTAGATTGTTTAATCACCCCGATATTTTGATGGTTTGTTTTTCTATTAGCACTATCTTTAGAACATAAGTAAGGAACCCCCGTTTCAACTTGAGATTCGATAATTTTATTCCAAATTGTTTGTGCTTTCACTTTTTTACCTAAACCAAGTTCAACCGCTTTGTTGTAGTTTGATTCATACTCATCACCGTAAGCCTCCTGTAATGGTTTGATACCCGCTTTAACAATGTCGTTAGGACAGAATAAATACCAATCATCGTTATTCTTAACTGCGTTCATAAAGTTGTCCGGTAACCAAATTGAGGTAAATAAATCTTTTGCTCTCAATTCTTCTGCACCTGTATTCTTTTTGATTTCAAGTAAGTCTATGATGTCCTTATGCCAAGGCTCAATGTAGATAGCCGCACTACCCGGTCTTCTCCCTTGTTGGTTGAAGAATCTTAACCCTTCATTAACAATCTTTAGGTATTTTAATAAACCACCGGCAAATCCACCTGATGAGTTAATACGACTTTCTTTACTACGAACATTAGACATACATAATCCAATACCAGCAGCATCAGATGAATAAGTTGAAATGTCGTTGAATGTTTGTAATAACCCTTCTCTTGAATCCCCGTGATTGTATTTCAATACACAAGATGCTAGTTGAGGTGTTTTAGTTCCCGCATTAATCATAATCGGTGTTGCAGGAGATATAAGTTGATTTGATAATGATTGATAATACTCAACCGCTTGTTCAAATGATTTAGTTACCCATAGAGCAACTCTCATATACATATGTTGAGGTCTTTCAATTACTCTACCTTCAGGATTTTTTAATAAATACATTTCTTGTAATGATTTCCACGCAAAATAATCAAAATTGTAATCATTCTCGTGATTAATTACAGAATCAATATTTTCAGGACCATATAGTTCAATAGTTTCCATTAACTTATCGTTAATGATACCATCAACGTGTAATGTGTGCATTGTGTTACAGAAACTTTCATCAGTTTCTTTGTGATATGCAGAAATAGCCACAGAAGACGCCAATCTTGAATAATCGTGGTGACTTCCGGTATACGCCGCAGCAATTTCATAAACCAATTTATCCAACTCTTTAGTTGTAATAATACCCTCTGTTGGAACCGAAGTAATCACCTTAATGAATACCTCATCAGCATTTACGTTTAATCCTCTTGCCGCTCGTTTAACTCTATTATAAATTTTTTGGGGGTTAAACGATACCTCGTCACCCCCTCTTTTTTTTATCTTTAGTGACATCATATTAAAAATCCTCCGTAAATGTTAATGATTCTCCTAATTTAGCTTTTTGGTATTCCATAGTTCTTGACTCAAAGAAATTACCCTTTGTTTCAACAGCAATCTGTTCCATAAATTTAAATGGTTGTTCAACATTAAAATGTTTCTTACACCCAAATTTAATTAGTAGTCCGTCAGTTACAAATTCAAGATATTGTTTCATCAAATTTGAGTTCATACCGATTAATGATACTGGTAATGACTCAGTAATAAATTCTTTTTCAATCTCTAATGCAGACAATAAAATTTCTTTGATTCTTTTTTCTGTTGGTTTGTTCTCAACGTGATTGTTAATCAAATGGATTGCAAAATCACAGTGTAAGTTTTCATCCTTAAAGATAAGACTATTAGCATTACATAATCCTTGCATAATACCTCTTGATTTCATCCAAAAGATAGAACAGAATGAACCGGAGAAGAAGATACCTTCAACCGCAGCAAACGCTACTAATCTTTCTTGGAAGGAAGCATTTTCAATCCAATCAAGTGCCCATTTAGCCTTCTTTTGAACTGCCGGCAATCTATCAATTGCGTGGAAACACTCGTCTTTCTCTTTTTCATCAGACACATAAGTATCAATCAATAATGAATACATTAAAGAGTGAATGTTCTCCATCATAATTTGAAACCCGTAGAAGAATTTTGCTTCAGCATATTGAACTTCTTTTAAGAAATTCTCAGCCAAATTTTCATTCACAATACCATCAGACGCAGCAAAAAACGCTAATACATTTTTAAGGAAAAATCTCTCATTATCAGATAGATTTTCCCAATCTCTAATATCGTTAGATAAATCTACTTCTTCAGCGGTCCAAAACGCCGCTTGGTGTTGTTTGTAAAATTCCCATATATCATTATGTTCGATTGGGAAGATAACGAATCTATCGTTATTCGGTTCTAATATTTTTTCTTTCATATTAATTATTTTGTTGTTGATTTTTTTCTTTTCTTTTATCTAACAAATCTTTGATTCTTTGTTTATTTCGTTCTTCAGTTTGTTCTTCTAATCCTAAGAATGTTACTGAACTCTCAGTATCAATCTCCAACATACCATTATCAAACTTACAATTTTCAAAGACAATACCATCATCACCAATACGTGATTTAGTAATTGCAATCGTCGCTAGTTTCATTTCTTTTTGTTGTAGAGATTTAGCCACGGAAATGATTACGTGTCCAACCTGTGCTTTTTTTATGGAACCACCCATTTGGTCGGTAGTTACCACATCCGAAGATATTGAACTTCTATTACCCTGAGTTGCCGTCCATCCTACTAAATCAAGTTCGTGACACATAGCCTCGAATCCTCTCATAACTGAACCCTCAGATTTCCATTCATCACCCAAGTTTTTATCCGGAACCACACAATCAATGTAGTCCAATAACACCATATCAATTTTGATTCCTTCAGACATCATTTTTCTAATTTGATTCTTAATCTGCATCATCGTTACGGTATCAGATGGTAGTTTTTTAAGGATAAGTTGGTTAGTCATTGTTTCCTTAACTGCTTTAACTTTTTCCATAACTTCATCTTTTCTTATAGACAATTCATCAGGATGTATTTTTGTCCATAATGTAATGTGTTTACGTTGAATAATCTTCGGGTTATCCTCAAAGAATATTTGTAAAACATTGTATCCCAAATTAAATGCGTGATTTGAGATTTTTGTAAGTAAAGTCGATTTACCTACACCTGTTGGTGCTAAAACAACACCGATTTCACCCTTTGCTAAACCAC